TCAAGTAGGTGGAGGCAATAAATGGGAAAACTATACTGCTAATAATGATACTGCATTAAATTGGTATAGCTACGCAAACTCAACAATTGTATTTAAGTTAGCCTCCACAGGCGCAGCTACCTTCTCCTCTTCGGTGACGGCAACATCTTTTATTTCTGATGGTGCTGGAAGTGAAGGAGTAATCCGTATTGAAAGAGATACTGTTGGAACTAATGCAATAATTGGTGCTTTAAATTTTACAAATAATAATGGAGCAACTATTTATGGAAGAGTTCGTGGCGGAAGAAATTCTGCTGGAGATGGATATGTAAGTTTAGGCACAGGAGTTGGAGATAATTTATATGCATTAGAAGGCGGAAATGTAGGGATTGGGACAAATGTTCCTTATTCAAAACTTGATGTTGCTGGAAGTTTGTCAATTAATGGAAGGCCAATTTTAGACAATTCTAGTGCTGAACTTTACATTGGAGGAATTACAGGAGTAAGCGGAAGAGGAACAGATGTTATTGCATTATACACAAACAATACCGAACGAATGCGCATCACCTCAGGCGGTAATGTGCTGATTGGCTCTGCTGGAGATAATGGTGGTAAATTAAGAGTAAAAAATACTACAAATGCCTATGCAATAGCTTTTGAAAAAACAAATTCAACATTAACACTTGGAGGATTTTTTCAAAATTCTGGCTCAAGTGGAGAAATGATTTTAGTTGATACAAATGGCTCACAAAATGTTTTAATTAGCAGTTCAGCAAATTCTTATTGGAATGCACCAAGTGCAAGATTTTCGATTGGAACAACGGTTAATACTACTGATTTATTTAGAGTAAATGGCACTACCTTTTCAAATGATATTATGACTTGGAATCCTCAAAACGATAACAGGTCAGGTATTGCTTGGAGATTTGGCGAAGCAAGTATTGCATCAGTAACTCCAAATCGTAGATTAAGAGTAAACGTTGGCGGAATTGAATATTACATAGGAGCAATGGAAGTATAATCTTTAAACAAAAAATAAAATGAAACAAATCGAACCAGTACAAGTGTGGAAAAACGGAGAGCAGCTAGAGGCTTCTCTTCTTAACGCAATCATCGTAAACGACAACCTTGAGAGTGCTTGCACTTTCTACTACCAACTACTTACAGGAGGTGATGGAACAGAGGCAATGCCAATCTCAGTTGGTCAATCAGTTGCCGAAGGCAATATTTCTCTAAGTGGAGAAGATTATTTGTCTTGGAACGGAAGCAATGATTATGCTTTCGAGTATATTGCCGAAAAATTAAACCTTACACTTGTACCATGAATGTAAATTTAGCAATCGCCCTAACTGACATCGAGGGCAACGCAATCCAAAACGAGAAAGGCGAAGAGATGCTCCTTTCTAAAATGGTAGGCAACGCATTGTTTGCTGCCGAGGAGAAAGAAGACCCGATTCGTCTTTACGAGTTGGCTAAGAAAATCTACTACTCCGAAGGAGAGATTGAAGTAAGTAAATCCGATGCTGACCTAATCAAAGAGAAGGTCAAAGCTAAAGGCTTTACTGTGCTTGTTTTAGGGCCTCTCTACGAGGCTTTAAAGGAAAAGTAATGGTAATACAAGGGCTAAATTTTAGCCCTTTTTTTATTGCTTTAAAATGCCTTATTTTTGGTAAACGAAAAGTTATTAAAAATGAATTTATTGAAAAGCGATGAGCTGGGAGTACCGTCTACCTTCCTAGCATTCTTTGCAAATGTTACGGCAATGGCTGGTCTGCAAATGGTCAACGTAGTTTTTACTTCGGTAATTTCTATTTTATCAATAATTTATTTGGTTTATAAAATTCGATACGAAATAAAGAAAACCAATGGCAAAGGCTAAAGCTGCTACAAGTTCAGTAAAGGTAACCTTTGGAACAAGGCGAAACGGCAAAGCCAAGAAGGCATATTCTAAAGCATTAAATAAACCAAAAAAATACAGAGGACAAGGAAGATGAAACAATTTTTTACATGGGCAAAAGGATTTCTATCCGAGCATGGACAAGCGTCTAGCAAAAGACTTGTTGGTGTCCTTACTGCAATTGCCTTGTGTTGGACTTTGTATTTTAACCCAAATGACGCTTTAGTTTATTCCGTGGCTGCATTAAGTGCGGCCGCTTTAGGTATTACCGCAGCTGAAAAAATATTTAAAAAAACAGACAAAAATGAAAATCAGTCCTAATCTTAATCTAGCTGAATTAACAAGAAGCGAAACGGGTAAGAGGCACGGAATAGATAATACTCCTACAGCTGAGCATCTTGAGAACTTTAAGGTTTTAGCTGAAAGAGTATTTGAACCGATTCGTGCCCACTTTGGAGTGCCTATTTTTATTTCTAGCGGTTACAGAAGCAAGGCTCTTAATGATTTCATTAAAGGAAGTCCTTCATCTCAGCATTGCAAAGGTCAAGCCATCGACATCGATATGGATGGAGGCAATGGAGAAGTAACCAATAGAATGGTATTTGATTTCATAAAAAATAAGCTAGACTTTGACCAATTGATTTGGGAGTTCGGAACAGACTTTAATCCAGATTGGGTTCATGTCAGCTTTGTTAAAAGCGGAAATAGAAAGCAAAAGCTTAAGGCCGTTAGGTCTGGAGGCAAAACCAACTATATACCTATTTAATGGAAGAATTTAGACCAAGATTAAACCGCGAAGAGTGGGAAATTATTCGAGGTATTAGAAATTCAAAGAGGGGGGGTGGGGTATTAGAAATTGGCGACTTGCACGAGCCATTTTGCCTGGATGATTATTTGCCGTTTTGTATTGAGCAAAAGAACCGATACAAATGCGATAAGATAGTTTTATTGGGCGATGTAATCGACAATCATTACGCTAGTTACCATGAAACAGACCCCGACGGATTAAGCGCCGTCGACGAGTTAAACATTGCAATTGAAAGAATACAAAAATGGAGAGATGCTTTCCCCGAGGCGGTTGTAATAATTGGAAATCACGACCGATTAGTGATGAGAAAAGCTTTTACCGCTGGCATTTCGAAAAAGTGGATTAAAAGCTATAAAGAAGTATTAGAGACTCCAGGGTGGGAGTTTACAGAGGAACACGTTTTAAATGATGTTTTGTATGTCCATGGCGAAGGTGGAGGCGCAATTGCAAGAGCAAAGGCCGATTTAATTAGTACCGTACAAGGTCACCGACATACTGAAGCTTACACCAATTTCGTAGTTGGGAAAAACTTTAAGATATTTGGCAAGCAAGTAGGTTGCGGAATTGATAAAGACAGTTACGCTATGGCCTACGCAAAGGCTGGTAAAAAGCCAGCGATTGGCGTTGGTGTAACTTTAGATTATGGACGATTACCCTTTAACGTAATGATGGATTTATGAAGGCGATTTTAGAATATTATTTACCCGAGGAAAACGACGATTTCCAATCCGCAATAAATGGCCATAATTATAAGAGCGCCATTTGGGATTTTGACCAGTTGCTAAGGTCTGAAATGAAGTACAAAGAATTATCCGACGATACTTACCAGGCTTATAAATGGTGTCGAGAGGAGCTGAGAAAAATATTAGAGCAAGACAATTTATTTATCGAACAATAATGCCATTACCAAAGCCAAAGCCAGCCGAAAGCCAAAGCGATTTTGTCGCTAGATGTGTAGCCGACCCAGTTATGGAAAAGGAATTTCCACGCATCGACCAGCGTTTAATTATTTGTTACGTTCAATTCAGAGGCAAAAAATGAGAAAGTTACTAGACGACGAACGCATAAGAATTGCGACAATTGCGTTTTTAATTGGTGTTTTGCTGGCTTTTGTGATTTTTCCAAGACCTGAGCAAGAGACCGTATATAAGTTTGAAAGCGTGACAAATACGGACACTTTGATTGTCGAAGTTAAGGACACCGTTTACGTCCCTAAAACAAAGATAAAAACGCAAGTTTTAAGGGATACAATACTAATCGATTTTAAACCACAAATTAGCCAGTTTAACGCATCCTTTCCTTTTGAGTATGGAAGTACCAACGTAAGCGGTGAAGTACTAGGAGAGGTGCTAAAAATGACCGCTACGAACGACTATAAGATACCTGTGGTAACGAATACGATTACGAACACAGAAACCAAGACAATTGTGGTAAAACCGAAGGGAATTTACCTTGGTGCAGGAGTTAATTCATTGCTTCAGCCAAATGCTAAAGTTTCCTACTTGGACAACAAATATCTTTTTCAGTATCAGTACCAGCCTATGCAAAGAATTCATCAGATAGGAGTATCTAAAAAGTTATTCTAAAGGTTAACAAAAGTTCCCAATCTGTAAACTTATAGGTTTGTATTCGGTAAAATTCCGAATTGCTTGTTACCTTTTTACATAAATTCGTACCAAAAATTGACAATATTTGTGACGAATTATTTAGGCTTGACAATATCTTTTAGCTGATTAAAAATAGCCTGTGTATTGTCTCCCCAATACATATCACATTTGCCATCTTTAATTGGAGGAACAGAAAAATAGCTTTGCCAATCGCTAGGCTTTGCAGTAAAGCGGTAACAAGTTTCTTTGTAGGGACAACCTGTCCCAAGGCATTTTGCGATATCAGGGCTCATTCGTAGGTTTCTTTGTAGTATTGTTCTGCTTCTATATTTGTTGCACCACCAATATAATTACAAGACTTTGCTGCTTCAATTATCTGCTCCTTCTCCATCTCTTTGGCTTTCTCTTTCCATTCAGCAGGAGTTGCATATCCTGCAAAAATAAATCTTTCATATAACCATTCTACTGCTGTTTGCTTTTTCATATTATATGTATTTAAGCGTTTTAATGCACTTTTGTCTGATTTATACGACATTGCATATAAAAACAGAGGTTATTGTGCAATATATTACACATTTATTGTCAAATCTTTATCAATAATGCCATGAGCAATAAAATACCAATTAGCGTTGGGGTCATTTTTAAAAGTCTTTTTCTCGTCATAATATTGCTTAAATGATTTGTAATCGTCGCCAAAGGTGTATTGACTACTTTTGTATTTAGACCGTCCTTTTTTTACTAGCAATCCATTGGCAAACAAAACGTAAAATTCGTTTTCCTCGACTGCCTGGTTAAACTCCAAATATTGCATCCACCAATCTACTGGCTTTCTGTTTTCGTCTAGCACCTTGGTTGCCTCTAGGTAGCCAAACGGATTTAAAATTTTGTCCTCTTCCATATGCAATTTAAAAGCATAAAAACCGAGACGAAAAAAAAATATTCGATTTTGATGAAAATATTTTTACAAATAGTTTGGAATCTAATTTATTTGTGAGATATTTGAATCAGTAATACGAACAACAACAATCAAAACACCAAAACAATGACAAATCTACTATTAGTAAACGCACTTAGAACAGAAACCGAAGCAATCAAGAACAGTTATATGGCTCAAATTTCAGATTGGGCAAGACAAGAATTTGAATCAATTGTAAAAATGAGAAATGACCTTAGAGATGGAATTATTAAAGCAAGAACTCAAGAATATTATAATGCTTTAAAGTTTCTTAATAGAAATGGTTATTCAATAATAAATTCAGGTGTTGAAAAATTTTTAGAAAAGCAAGTAAAAGAAGCATTAGAACACTATGAATCTTCAATTTTAAAACTTTCATCAAAAATTGAGAAGAAAGGATTAAACATTGAAAAGCTAGAAGTTAAAAGCGGAATGGTTGGAGTAAATTTTGAAACTACGCTATCAGATGGAGAGAAAATAGTTAGAGCATTCACAATCGTAGCAAGTGGAGAGATTCAAAAACCACATTACAGATATCTAATCAAATAAACCAAACGCCCCCGAAAGGGGGCATAAATTCTACACCTATGAACTACGACACAGAAACACACTACGACCAGCAAGTAAATTTTATTTACGAAGGCTTTGAGTACGTTTGGCAAGGCGACTACACGGTTAACAATTCAGCCGAGGACGAGAGCGAGTACGCTCCAGGATATGGAGAAACCGAAATTGTAATAGACCATACCTCCAGCCTTTTTTATTTTAATCCCTCAACCGATGAGGTAATTGAGGTTATCCCAACGGCAAGCATTTTAATGGAATTAGAGATAGAAATTGAACGCAACCTTTAAACACTTAAACACCTATGGAAAAATCACAGAGTATCACAAACCTAACGCAAAGCTTAGCCAAGTTCCATGCGATGGTTGGGAAAATTAGCAAGGACGCTAAAAACCCATTTTTTAAGTCCAATTACGCCAGCTTGCCTCACATCATTACAGAGGTCAGCGAACCGCTAGAAAAGGCTGGTTTAATCCTTAGCCAGTTTCCAAACGGAGACGGCCTTACGACCATGCTAATACACGCCGAGACTGGCGAGTACATTTCGGCAACTTACACGCTTCAGGTAGTTAGACAAAACGACCCACAAGCGCAAGGCTCGGCGATTAGTTACGCTCGTAGATATGCAATTACAAGCATTCTAAACCTAGCGATTAGCGACGATGACGGAGAGGCTGCAACACGACCAGTACGCCAGGCTCCAGCAGTTACCAAGACCAAACCGACAGACGAGCAATTCGCCTACATTGTTAGATATCTAAACGGAACGGATGCACAAAAAAAGCAAGCCAAAGAGGCTTTGAGTAAATACGAATTAAACCAAGAACAAAAAGACACCTTAGACGGATTAATATGAACTTATACGAAATAACAAGAGAGGCTCAAGAGTTAGCCTTTCTATTGGAAACCGACGAGCTTACACCTGAGCTAGAGCAAATGCTGGTAATTAACCAAGAACAACTCCAGGCAAAGGCTGGCAACTATGCCAAGGTAATTGCAAACATTCAAAGCGATAGCGACGCAATCGACCAAGAAATAAAGCGATTAAAAGCAATGAAGGAAAGCAAGGACCGAGCCATTACAAGGCTTAAGGACGCGGTAAGGGAGGCCATGCTAGTAAGTACAATCGACAAGATAGAAAGTCCTTTATTTAAGCTTTCATTGCGTCGTAGCGAGTCTGTCGAGGTCGACATTGTGGAGGCTTTACCTAGCCAGTTTATAAATATTAAAAACGTGGTAACCGCTGACAAGGTCGCAATCAAAGAAGCCATTAAACGCGGCGAAAATATTACTGGCGCAAGACTAATCGAAAACTTTAATCTACAAATCAAATGAGAAACTATCTGTATTTAGGCAAGTTTATACAACGCCCTGGAGACCTAGCGCCAAAAGGTGTCGCCTCCACATTTAACGAAGAGAAATTACCTTTTAACGAAACATTCGAAAGACTATGGAATTTGATGAGATAACCCAGCAAATTAAATCCCTTTACCTAGAGGGATTGACTCGAAAAAAGATAGCCAAAACGCTCGGCTTAGATGACCAAAAAGTTGGTTACCTACTTTACACAAAAATGAAGCTTCACGAGATTTACCCTCGCAAATTGATGGACGAAAATATATTTCAGATTTTAACCGACCATCAAATTAGTAGGATTCTAACTTTGGCAACTTATGGGTATTGCTGCCGAGAAATAGCAGAAGACCAAAACCTAGAATTCCGCAAGGTTAAAAAGCTGCTTGACGTTGCCCAGGCTAAAAACATGATTGAAAAAAAAGTATAAATTCTTTTTTATTTCTAAGATTAAGTTTAATATTGCTAAACATTTAAACCAAAACACACATGAAAACACTTGGAAAAATTATTTACACGATTGTAGCATTGTCTCCAATTTTTGCGCTGGGTTATATGCTCGGATTAAAATTATTATAAACACCAAAACCAAACACACTTATGCAAAATCTAGCTTTAAAAATCAGACAAACAACAACGACAACGGTTATAATGCCGCGCTACTTTCTACGAAGCACAGGCGATTATTACAAATTAATAGACGAAAAAACCTACATAAATGTCGTTTATTACGGAGATGATTTTACACAATATAGCTTGTATTTATATCCTAAAATTGTGGTTCACTCAACTGATTTATTGCACGGATTAGACGTTATGACTTTACAACAAATAACAGAGGACGAATTTTTTACCGCTTATTACCAGGCTAAAAATGCAATTGAAAAACTTGCCGAATTATGAAATACAATAACGACTTTAAATTTGATTTAGAATTTGGAGTTCAAGAGGGCGAGACTTGGTTTGACGAAATAGTTTCCAATCGAAAATTTGAGGTTAAAACAGACCGATTAAGCGCTAAAACTGGAAATATTTATATTGAATATGAAAGTAGAGGCAAACCCTCTGGAATTAAAACAACGCAAGCAGATTACTGGGTTTATAAGGTTACTGAAAGCAAAGCAATTGTAATTAAAACCGAGGAATTAATACAGATTGTAAGACAATTAATAATTGATAAAAAAGCAATTCCAAACATTCGAGGAGGAGACAATAACACAAGCATTGGAGTATTAGTTAAAATAAAAGATTTAGTATGAGAGGACGCAGTTTAACAGAATACGAAAAAGAATTAATCTTTGAAGCTTGGCAAGACCGAAAGCAGATAAAGGTAATTGCCCAAGAAATGGGATTATCTTACGGTTGTATTTATTTTCAACTAAAGAAGCGCTCGCTAGTTGGTTAAATCGAAAAGGTTTATATTTGTGTATCGAATTATTCCAGGGTGGTAGCTAGAATAATTCCATAGGTTAAATTTAACCTGAACCCGACTGTCTACCACCAGTTGGGTTTTTTTATTTACAAATATGAAGAAAGAAGCTTATTATTTTTCGCATGATTCAAACGCGAAAGATGACCCTAAAATTTTGCAATTACGCATGGAATTAGGATGGGAGGGTTACGGATTGTTTTGGGCCTTAATAGAACTGCTAAGAAACGAAAGCGATTATCGTATGCGAACGCATTACAAAAGCATAGCATTTGCATTGCAAACGCAAGAGGATACTATTAAAAAGCTAATTAATGACTTTGATTTGTTTGTAATTGACCAGCAATGTTTTTGGTCTGAAAGCCTTTTAAAACGTATGGAATTAAAAGAAGAGCGCTCCGAAAAGGCTAGGGAATCGGCAAAAAAACGCTGGAATCAAAACAATGATGCAAACGCAATGCGAACGCATAGCGAAGGCAATGCTGATGCAATGCAATTAAAGGAAAGGAAAGGAAAAGAAATAAAAGAAAATGAAGGAAAAGAAAGTAAAATAAATGAGGATTCACATAATGCAATTTTTCGTCAATTATGGAATAATAAGATTTGGCTTGAAGGATTAGCTATAACTTGGAAGGCAGATTTTAAAGAAGTCCAAGACCATTTAAATACCTTTAGGCAAGAATGTATTTTGAAAGCTGATTTTAAAGAAAATGAAAAGCTTGCTAAAGAGCATTTTTTTAATTGGGTTAAAAGAGGCAACCCAGTACCAAAAAAAGAAAGCAAAAGCAAAAACGTATTTGACGAACTTTACGAGGATTTACAAAAACAAAAATTACTAAAAAATGGATGAGATAATTTTAACGCACCTCCGAAAAATGGAGTTTGTCTGCGGACTTAAACAATTTAAGGAATACAAAAAAGAAGAGGCAAACGAATTGCTTGGATGCCTGAGCAAGTTATTTGGCTCTTATGGCTGGATGACTGAGGACCGAGTTAATTACATTCTCCATGCTGGAATGAGGGGCCAGTACGGCGATTTTTACCACGTTAACGAAAAGACAGTAAGCGTTTGGATTAATCAATACTATGCACACCACCAAAGCCAAATTGTCCAGGAGGTGCAAGCTTTAAACAACAAAGAAAAGGAGCCAACAAACGAAGAGATTGCATATTGGATTGAGGTTGGAAAGCAAACGTTTCGAGACAATTACCAGGAAGCCAAAGAAACGGGACATTGCAAGCACCTTGCCGACTGGGGGATATACTGGTTTAACAAGTTTCAAGAAAAAGGAATTTTAAAACCTTGGGAGTTTAACGTACAAGAAATAGAAAGCGACGTTCGTAAGGAATTGAGGTTAACAACCAGGTACGTTGAAGAGTCAACAGTTGGCGCCAAGACAAAGAATAAGATTTGGAAATTGTTTATTTTACAGGCAATTAAGGACGATAAAAATTTAGATAAATTAATTTAAACAAAACAACTATGTCAAAAATTTACGGCGGAAACGCAAAACTAGTTCAAACCAAATTTGGAGAAATTTGGAAAGTAAGCCAATCAAGAAAAGACTTGGAAGGACTTTTACAATACCTAAACGACAACGACGCTGAATGGGTAAACCTAGACATTAAGGAAAAGCCGCAAATTGTGGAAGGTAAGCCAACTCACTATTTACAAGTTTGGCAAAAAGAGGCCGTACAAGTGGCAAACAAAAATGAGGGCAATTTTAAGCCGACAGAGAAGCGCATTGTCGAAAACGATAACTTACCTTTCTAAATGAAAAAAAATGATTTGTACGCCATATTTGCGGCGCTAGTAGGCATTGCTCTACTGGCGTTGCTAAAGGTTTCTAGTTTGCTGCTATTTATGGTTGCCTTAGCTTTGTGGACTTTGGCTTGGTCTTGGATTTATAAAAAATGTAAATGATACAATTTAAATTAAACGAGAAACCACTAAGCGTTAACGAAGCCTGGCAAGGCAAACGCTTTAAGACCGAAGAGTATAAGAATTACGAACGGACGATAATGTTTATGTTGCCAAAAGCCGAAATTGACCCCAAAGAAATGTTGAGGATTGAGTTTTTCTTTGGCTTTAGCAACAAGGCTAGTGACCTAGACAATCCAGTAAAGTTGCTAATAGATATCGCGCAAAAGAAATACGGTTTTAACGATAGAATGGTATTTGAGTTAAACGTTCGCAAATGCCTGGTAAAAAAAGGGGAGGAGTTTATACACATGGGCATTTATAAATTAGTGCCGTTTTAAACAAAAATCTTGCTTTTAACTTGGAATCAAATCGGAATGATATATTTGCCTAAAGATTAAACAAATGAGCATTTACGAAGGGTTACTCATACGAAAGGCACGCAAAGCCGCTGGTTATACGCAAGAGCAGTTGTCCGAGAAAATCGGACTGTCCCTGGCTCCAATTAACCAGGTTGAAAATGGTTGGGAGTCTATAAGTTTAAACAGACTTAGACAGATTTGTGAAGAGATTGGCTTAGAGGTCATAATTAGACGAAAAGATGCCGAGAATCCAGCCAACTAAAACCGATTATTCGTTAGAAATTAGATACCGACTAAGAGACGGCCAATGGTCGCCTTGGTCTAACAAAGGAAAAGGTAAGTTTGAATGCATCGAGCTTGTACAACGACAAATTAGAACGCTGGCGGCCGCTTATCAACTTAGAGAGAAAGAGGTACGCTTTGAATGGAATGGAGTCCTTTGCGACTTTGCTGGCAATAAGACTGGCGAGGTCATTACACTTAAATAGTTAGTTTTGGGTTAGTGTTAACTGGAAAGCCTTGCTCAATCGGGCAAGGTTTTTTTACTTAAATTTGTAATTATGGAAAAGCATTTACATTGGGACGAAAAAGACAAACAAAAGGCGTTTGACCTTATAATTGAGCAAATTTGCCAAGGTAAAAGCCTAAAATCTATAATTGACTCAGATAAAAACAATCTACCAGCATACAAGACTTTTTTAGATTGGGTGGTTAAAAATGAGGAAATGAGTAACAAATACGCGAAGGCAATGACCGTTAGAGCGGAGTTAAAGTTTGAAAGCATCGAGCAAGATTATTCCGAGGAGCCACAAAGAGACTCTGAAACTGGAAAGATAGACCCAGGATGGGTAAGCTTGCAAAGATTAAAGATAGACGCAAAGAAATGGGAGTTGTCTAAGCTAATGCCTAAGAAGTACGGCGACAAGCAAGAAACAACTCATATTTTGGAAACGCCAATATTTACAGGAATCGACCTAAATGTTTCAAAAGACAACGGCGCAAGCTAAAATCTCAAAGCTGAGAAAAAGAGTAAGGATTGTACAAGGTGGCACCTCATCGTCCAAAACCTTTTCGATTTTGCCTTTGCTCATTACTCATGCAATGCAGACTCCTTATACCGAAATTTCGGTTGTGGCTGAATCAATCCCACATTTAAAACGTGGCGCGGTTAAAGACTTTTTGAACATAATGGTTATGACTGGCAATTACCGAGACGCTCAATTCAATAAGTCAGACCTAAAATACAAGTTTCTAAACGGCTCATTTATAGAGTTTTTCTCGGCAGACCAACCCGACAAACTTAGAGGAGCAAGAAGACACGTTTTATTCGTAAACGAGTGCAACAATATTGACTTTGAGTCCTACAATCAATTATCAATACGTACAAGGGATTTTATTTATTTAGATTATAATCCAACCCAAGAGTTTTGGGTACATACGGAGCTTATAAAAGACGAAGACTCGGACTTTGTGATATTGACCTATAAAGACAACGAAGCCTTGGACGCTGCAATTGTCAAGGAAATAGAGAAGGCAAAAGAAAAGGCTAAGACATCTAAGTACTGGGAGAATTGGTGGAGGGTTTACGGCCTTGGTCAGGTTGGAAGTTTAGACGGTGTTATTTTCTCTAATTGGTCATCAATCGACCAGGTGCCAGCAAACGCCAAGATAATTGGTTACGGCATGGACTTTGGATTTACTAACGACCCAACGACATTGGTTGGAGTTTATCAATACGATGATTGTTTAATTGTTGACGAAAAGATTTACCGCCAAGGGATGCTAAACTCTGACATCATTGGAGAAATGAGCCGATTAGGAATAAATAAAATCGACAAAATCTATGCAGATTCCGCCGAACCAAAAAGTATTGAGGAAATTTACCGCTCAGGATTTAACATTAAACCAGTCCTAAAAGGAGCCGACTCGATTAAATTTGGCATTCAGATTTTGCAAGAACATAAGCTATTAGTTACCAAAGAAAGCACAAACCTAATAAAGGAATTGCGGTCTTATACCTGGGATAAAGACAAGACTGGTAAAAGCCTAAATAGTCCTATTGACGATTATAACCACGCGATTGACGCGTTGAGATATTTGGCAATGATGGAGTTAAAAAAGAAACAAGAATTTAAATTCTCAATATGACAAAAGAAACAATTGCCTCGCTTATCCTAATGTTTATCACTTACCTATTAATCGTATTTGTGACCTTGGATTTTAATCCTTTAACCTGGCATTGGTTAGCTCGCGTCGTTATGGTTGTAATTTGGTTTTATGGACTTGCATTTTTAGAAAAAAATAAATAGGTATATTTGTTAAAACGAATATGCTATGCTATTAAAGGCTCTTCAGAATTACATCACGCCACAAGTAACGCCGACAAAGACTTACCCCGATGTAAACCTACTCAATCAGATACTTTACGGCCAGTTTACGGCCTCCACGCTTGTTGTTTGGTATGACTCAAACCAGCAAACTTTTATCGACAAGGGATACAAAGGAAACGCCCTGGTTTACTCAATAATTCGAAAGATAGCAGAGAAAGGCAAGCAATGCCCTACTTACGTTTACAAAGAGAGCGAAGCATCCAAGAAATACAGAGGCGGAAAGTACAACTCCAAAGAACTTAACAGATTGCAAAGCATAGCATTTAGAAAGAAGGAGCTTGAGGATGTAAGTTATATCGACCCAGTAAACCAGCTAATCAAAAACCCTAATCCAATGCAAACTTGGAGCGAGTTTCTTGATTCGATGCTAACGTGGTACAATACTAGCGGAGAGATTTTCGTTTACGGCTTTGCTCCATCTGAAGGCCTTAATAAGGGCAAAATTAAGGAGATGTACGTTTTGCCGTCTAACTATGTAGAGATTGTGGCTGGCAGCTTATTCGAGCCAGTACGCGGCTATAAATTGATAATTGGCGACCAAAATATTGAGATACCAGCTGACCAGGTACTACACATCAAAACAACAAATTTAACTTGGGATTTGAACGGAGCGCAATTGCGTGGAATGCCTCCTCTCTTGGCTGGTTTAACCACATTGCAAGCCAACAACGAGGCGACCTATGCCAAGCAAAAGACTTTCCAAAACGGAGGAGCCAAAGGCATTATTTCGCCTAATATCACAAACCCTGAGTTTTGGCCGTCACCTGACCAAAGAGCTAAAATGGACGAGCGGATAGACGAGAGGATAAACGGCAATAAAAACATTAATAAAATCGTTGCCTCTTCTATTCCTTTGCGTTACGATGCAATCGGATTGTCTCCAGTTGCGATGGACATTATAAACTCTCAAAACATGGACTTGCAAACGCTTTGCGGTCTTTGGGGAGTTAACCCTGTTTTGTTTACATCTAACGCAACCTATGCCAATTTGGAAGGCGCACAAAAGGCTTTGGTTACCGATGTAATTATGCCGCAACTCCAAATGATTGAGGAAAAGTTTACTCAATGGATTGGGAAGTCTTACGGCATGGATTACGTTATTGATTTCGATATTTCAAGCTTTAGTGAGTTGCAACCTGACGTGCAAGTTATCCTCGACACATACGGCAAATCTCCGTACTTTACAGGAAACGAAGTTAGAAGCCTACTAAACTGGCACGCTAGCGAAGACCCAGCAATGGACGTGCATTGGATACCTAGCAACGTGATTCCAAGCGAAGAGGCTCTAGGTAATGCAACAACGGATTTTAGCGATTTCCCAGCGTAAAAAATGAAGCTTATAAATTATTCCAAGGTTAGAAGGTCGGCACAATCTGACCTAAAGAAATACGAGCGCCTTGGGATTAAGCTATTTACCGCGGCTTTAAAGCTACAAGCCAAGCCAAATCCGTCGCCTTTGCCAATGCAAGAGGCTTACATTAAGTTTTATCAAACGGTCTTTGTTGAGTCGGCCAAGCAAGAGTTTAACCGAATAAGACAAGACAACCGCGAAAAGGCTTACGTTCCTGACGATTTCTTTTTAAATACCTGGAGAGAATGGATTAAGGATTGGGTTTTGCAAAACCTTGGAAATCTAATTACTGGCGTAAATGATAATACGTTAGAGCAAATCCAAAAGATACTTGGCGAAGGAATTGAGCAAGGTTTAAACCCGTTCCAGCTGGAGAAACTTTTACTTGAGCAAATACCAAACATTGCAAGAGCCAGGGCAATTGCTAGGACTGAATCGACACGAGCTTACAACGAAGGAAAGAAACGTTCCGCCGAGGATTGGGCAAGTCAAACAGGGACAACCCTTTGGAAATTGTGGATACATGGAGGCTCAAGAGAGCCAAGGTTTCAGCATATCCAGGCACAAGACAAGCCAATAAGAGCAGACCAACCTTTTGTTTTTACGACTAAAGGCGTGGAGGTATTTATGGACAAGCCTGGCGACCAAAAGGGGGGGGCGGCTCAAACAATTAATTGCAGTTGCGTTGTGGTTTATATTTCCGAGGCTTACGCGCGTCGAAACTTTCCTAATACATTTGTGGGTTTACCGCCTTTAATTAGGCCAGCGGCTCCGTTTACGGCTCCAATTATAACTCCAGCATTGCCTCAGCAATTATCTACGTTTAAATATGCAACTACACTAAAGGAGGCCAAACTAATAGCTAGAAACCTAATTAATCAAAACACCGTTTTAAAGGTAGACAGTACAATTTTTAGCGGGCAAGTATCTTTAGATAAATTAAATAGGTACAATGAGCATTTAAATAAATTAACGCTAGAATACAATTTATCACCTCAATTAAATGATAAAAGAGGAATTAAACTGTCTTACAAATCTACCACAAAGAAACTAGGATTTGTAAGGCACAACAACGAGCAAATTATTGAGGTAAATTTTGGCAGTTCTGAGCTTAAACCAGTAATAAATAGGTTTGAAATTATAAATGGAGTAAAAAAATATTCTAGCGACGCTAAAATTGATTTAGATAAAAATGATTTATACGGATTAACTCACGAGTTTGCTCACGTTATTTCAATGGAAAATTATCGAAAACATTCAAACAAATACCCAGAAATAAATTTGTTTTGGGACGAAATGGCTAATATTAAGTCTAAATATTTAAATGAAACAAAGTCTCTTGGAATAAATGGAGATTATGCGACTTTAAACGATATTTATTTAGGTAGTTATGCGGCTACTAATTCAAGCGAATTTATGGCAGAAGCTTTTACTGAATATAAATTAAACTCAAACCCAAGCAAATATGCAATTGAGGTTGGAAAATTGATTGATAAATATTTTAAGAAATAGCAAAATGAAAGCATTTAGTTTGGTTTGTTTTAAATGCAGAAACTTTCGTAGGTTTCAAGGCGGTTGCTTAGCGTTTCCTAATGGAATACCAGATGAAATAACAAGCGGACAAAATCAGCATTCTCAACCTTTAAAAGGTCAAACAAATACAATTGTATTTCAGCCAATTAGAGAAGGGGATTTGGAATTGATAGATAGTTAGGAATTTTCCCCTTTTGTTTCCTAATTTTTTTTATTTGTATATTTGTCTAAACGAATAAGCAATGCTAGAGAAAGCCGAGCAAACGTATTCCGATTACCCCGAGGCGGTCAAAAACAACGCTAGAAGGGTTTTAAAATATGTTGATGAGTTCGGCTGGGGGCCTTGCGGAACTCCAGTAGGTAAGCAAAGAGCCAACCAGCTTGCAAACGGCGAGCCTATTTCAGTAGATACGATTAAACGGATGTTCTCGTATTTAAGCCGTCACGAGGTTGATTTACAAACCTCTAGCTCTTATGAGGATGGTTGCGGTCGTTTGATGTACGACGCTTGGGGAGGCAAAGAGGCATTAGTTTGGAGTAGAAATAAATTAAAGGAATTAGAAAAGACTAACGATATGTGGTTTGTAAAAAAAGGATTAAACCAAGGCTTCACAGATAGTGACATGAAACAAGGGATTGTTTCGGGTTACTTTGCAGTTTTTGGTAACAAAGACCTAGACGGCGATGTAATCGAGCCAGGAGCGTTTACCAAGACTGTAATGGAGCGTGGCCCACAAGGGAAGCAGTTAATCAAGTATTTACTAGACCACGATAAAAACAAGGTTGTCGCAAAAATCACCAATCTTTACGAAGACAATAAAGGCTTGCGTTACGAGGCTAAAATTGGTAGTCATTCCGCTGGGCAAGACTTTCAAAAGATGATTGAGAGCGAGCTAATTAACCAGCATTCTTTTGGCTTTAGAACTATTAAAGAGCAGTTTGACCAGGAGGCCAAAGCGAACCTAATTAAGGAAGTAATGATGTACGAAGGTAGCGCAGTCCAATTCTTGGGTGCTAATCCTGAGACCACGTTTATCGACCTTAAAAGTGAGGAGGATGCATTCGAGTACCTTAGCAGACTTGAGAAGTTTGTAAAAACATCGGATGCAACCGACGAAACAATTGAAAAACTAGAAAATCAACTCAAATCACTTTTGGAGTTTCTAAAGCCAGCCTCGCCTACTTTGGAAATTAAAGAAGCCGAAGCAGTCGAAATAATAACAATTAACGAACTTAAAAAACAATTTGAATCATGGAAAATTTAACAATCGATGCCGTTAAAGCGGTAATCGCAGAAGCTGGCGAGGCTCTAAAGGCTAAAGCAAGCAATGCAGAGGTGAAAGCAAACGAAGCTTTCGAAAAGGCTGAAAACCTATTGAAGTCTTTTGCTGGTGTAGTAACCAAAGAAGAGGCAGCAGAAATGCAAAAGCAACTTGATAAGTTGGACATTGCAATGCAGAAAAATGCAGTTGACAAAGAAGTAAGCGGCGAAGATTTCAAAACCGCTTTCATGAAAGCTTACGCTCCTGTGCAAGCTGAAATCGAGCGTCTAAAGTCTGAGCCTAACGCTCGTCTAAAGGCTCCTTTGGTATTCGAAATTAACGAGAAAGCAGTTGGAACAATTACTCTAGCTTCTACAATCGCTAACGAAGCGTCTTCAGGACAAGTAACAATCTCTGAGTTTACAGGTGTTGTTTCTCCTATCCGTCAGCGTTTGTTGGTTTACCTTGCTAACGCAAGCGTAGGAGCAATCGGAACTCAGTATGCCGTTTGGGTTGAAGAGTACGACCAGGAGGGAACTCCAGTAATGATTGGTGAAGGTGTTGAGAAAACTCAACTTGATGTTCAATACAAAGAGCAGAGAGCTAAGGTTGAGAAAATTGGTGTACACATGAAGGTTTCTATGGAAATGTTGGAAGATGCTGCTTACTTGGCTTCTTACATCCAATCCAATGGAGTTAAGCGTGTTGAGACTGTAATCGAAAACCAATTGTTTACTGGTAACGGTACATCTCCACAACTTGCTGGTTTGCTTTCTAAATCTACCACATTTACTGGCGGTTCAATGGCTGGCGGTGTTGAGGCTGCTACTAACTGGGATGTTATCCACGGAATCATCGCTCAAGTAAGAGCTGCAAACGGAACTGCTACAGGCGTATTTGTTGAGACTGGACAGTATCACCTAATGCTTTCTGAGAAGGATGCAGACAAGAATTATATCCTACCAGCTGGCGTTACTTTTAACGCACAAGGTGGAATTTCTGCTTGGGGTGTAAACATTATCCCAACAAACGCTTTGACTGGAACTGCTGCTAACTTCGTAGGTGGAGACCTTTCTACAATCAACGTACGTTTGAGAAGCGGTTTGCAAGTAGCTATTGGAGAGTCAGGCGATGACTTTATCGATAACTTGAAGACTGTAAGAATTGAGCAGCGTTTAGTGCAGTTTATCTCTGCTAACGATACTCCAGTATTGGTTAAAGGAACTTTTGCAGCTGCAAAGGCTATCCTTGAGACTACCTAATATTTAGTGTGTGTTTAGTTTAGTGGTTAAAAGGCTGGAATTTTTCCAGCCTTTTTTTGTTTAACCCGTTCAAAATCATTTACTTTAAAATAAATTATAGGATATGGCAACATTTACGATGTGTAAGCCTCAAAGATGCAAGCTTAAAAACACTTGCCAGCGCTTTACTGCAAAGCCTAGCGAGGCTCAAATCTACTTTAATGAGGAGCCAAGCAATCCCGACGGAACGGCTTGCGAAATGTACTTTAAGAAAAATTGTAGGCCTTGCGGCGAAATCTAATTAGGCAAACTTATGAGCGATATTAAATTATCAATTCTAGTTCCTTCAGTATCTGAAAGGAGAAATACTTTTTTACCTAAATCTTTAGAAATGCTTTATGGTCAGTTAGAAAGTTTAGAGGCGGATAAACAAAAAGAGGTTGAGATTATTTATTTAATTGACAACAAAACCATTATGCTAGGAGATAAGAGAAATCTTATGGTAAGCTTAGCAAGTGGCAAATACATTTCCTTTGTTGATTGTGACGACCGTATTGAGTCAGATTACATTTTAAGTATTTTAGAGGCAATTAGTTCAAATGCAGATTGTATAACCTTTGAGGTCTCTGTTTCACTAAATGGCAACAATCCTAAAATTTGTTACTATTCTAAAGATTTTCCTAACGACTACAATACTGAGGAGGCTTATTATAGATTGCCAAATCACATACCAGTAATAAAAAAAGAAGTTTCAACAAAGGTTTCTTTTCCAAGTTTACCAAGAGCGGAGGACGCTGGTTACGCAAAGATTTTAAAACCACATTTACAGTCTGAGTTTAAAATAAATAAAGTCCTTTATCATTACGATTTTAGCGATTTAACAACCGTTGCTCAAGAATATATCCCCAACATTAGAAACAAACGCAAAAGCAGTATGAATCCAATTGTAGATGTAATTTTTATTTCTAACGCTTCAAAACTAGGGTCAAAAATGACTCAAAATGCAATTGATAGTTGTATTCAGTCGGCAAATGGTTTGGAAGTCAATTGTATTGTAATAGAAGAAAAGACTAATTTATTCTATAAAAATGCAGCCACATACAATCCTCATTCCCAATTCAATTATAACAAATTTTTAAATTTTGGAGCAGTTCGTGGTAATGCTCCCTGGGTAATGTTTTGTAATAATGATTTGATTTTTAAAAATGGTTGGCTACATGGTTTATTAGCCGCCGACTATCCAATTGTTAGTCCTATTTCAATGTCTGACTTTAGACAAAAGGATGTTACAGAAAATGAAATAGGCTGGCAATGTGGTAGAAATTTATCAGGTTGGGCGTTTATGATGAAAAGGTCATTATATGAAGAGATTGGCGGATTAGATGAGGATTTTGATTTTTGGTTTGCTGACAATTCATTAGTTGAGCAATTAAAGAAAATTGATGTCCCTCCAATGTTGGTTGTTTCAGCTAAAGTAAATCATTTAGGTAGCCAAACATTAAAAGAAAGAAACATAAGTGATAGAAATGATTTAATGTGGTCTAAGCTAGAATTATTCAATCAAAAATATAATCAAACTTTATTTTCAGAGCATCCAAAATTCTTAGAATGGAAAAAATTGCAGTCTGTTTAACAACGCATAACAGGAAAGAAGTATTTGAAGAAACATTAATTGAATGGGGAAAATATTTACCAAGCAATGCTACTATTTATGTAGTTGATGATGCATCCAAAACGCCTGTAAAATCTAATTATCGGTTTGAGGAAAATGTTGGAATAGCTAATGCTAAAAACAAGTGTTTAGAATTAGCGGAAAAATATGACCACATTTTCCTTTGTGACGACGATGTAAGACCTAAAACACATGATTGGTTTAAGCCTTATATCAATTCTCAAGTCAATCATTTGTGCTTGACCTTTGATAAAAAAAGCAATAACATCATTTATAGTCCTTCAATAAGATTTAACGGTGAACATGAAGGATTTATGACATATACCGCTCCTAATGGATGTATGCTTTATTTAAAAAATATATGTCTTCAGGTAGCTGGCGGAATGAGACCTCAATTTGGCTTGTGGGGATTTGAACACGTCGAATACAGCCAAAGAATACATGACTTAGGATTAACTCCTAAACCATTTATGGATGTAAAAAATAGTCTTGATTTATTTGATGTTTTAGATTGGCGTTTTGCCGTCGATTCGTCTTTATCAATTAATGAAAGAAGACAAAGCGGTAAAATAAATTTAAAGCTTTACGAAGAGTTCTCAAAACATCCTGAATTTGTAAACTACAAATGAGAATATTTTACTCAAATCCTTTTAGTTTAGAGAAAGACATTGGCAAAGCCTACAATGAATATTTGGCCAGCATAAATGCAAACGATGAGGATTGGATTGTTTTACAGGACGGCGATATTTTGTATCTAACTCCTGACTGGGGCAAAAGAATAAACGATGCTTTAACTTTAGATGGAGACAAATTTGGCTTGGTTGGATGTTATACCAATCGGCTAAGGTCAAAGCACCAATTGCATGGAAAAGCCTTTAGCTCCGATTTAAACATTAGAAATCATTACAATATCGCCATGTCATACGGGGGGGGAGGGGTGCAAGAAATTAACGAGTACATTGCGGGGTTTTTTATGGCCTTTCAATACAAGACCTGGAAAAAAATTAAGTTTGTCGAAAATAGCCTAGCTTTTGATTCATTATTTTCTATGAGAGTTAAAGAGCTTGGCTTAAAGATTGGTTTAATCCGCTCTCTTTACGTTTTCCATAGTTATCGACCTTGGACTGACTTCGAGCCATGGAATGAGAAAAAACATTTAATGAAATAAACACTATCTTTATGATAAAATTATTAATTGACCTGGCACCCTTTCAGAAAGGCGAAATATTAACCGTAGGCAAGACCTACGACACCTATTTGGTTGACAAAGGCTTGGCGGTTTGGATTAAAGTGGACAAACAAGACTATAAGAAAAAATGAGCGTAGTAAGACCCCTCGACATTAGATACAGTACCCAAGTAGCAACGGAGCCAATTACTTTGGCAGAGGCTAAGGCCTGGATGCAAATAGATTTCTCAGATTGGGACACATTAATTACTAACGAGCTAATCCCAGCGGCTAGAATTGAAAGTGAGAAGGCAAGCGGAATGCTTTATGTGGAAAGAAATGTCGTTGTAACAAATAATAAAACTGGCCAAAGAATTTACCCAATTGGCCCTTGGGTGGCGGATGTAACAACCGACGAAACAGAGGTAGCCAATTACACCTATACGGCTGGATTTAATGCTTCCAATCCTTTGCCTCAAGATTTACACGTGGCGATGCTTAAAAGAATTGCAACGGATTTTGCGTTTAGACAAAACTTAATTACAGTACAAGAGCAATACGCTCAAAAGGCTAGTATTTCAACCGAGTTAAAATATAGAGCGGACTTATTCGTATGATAAACTTTGGAAAATACGACCAAAAGGTTGAATTTATAACTTTTTCTCCAGTCACCGACGGCGCTGGCGGAACTATTATAAGTCCAGCAACCTCTTTAGTTACGTTTGCATCTGTAACGCAAACAAGAGGAGGAAACGCTTTAGAGGCTGGCGAAATGGTATTGCCAAACACTTTGCAAATTGCAATACAACATCGAGTTTCTTTTATTCCTAGCGAAAATTACCAGGTGTATTATCGTAACAGATATTACAAAATTACTGGCGTTCAATTGGATGAGCAACGGCAACACAAAGAGTACATAATTAATATGGTTGGAGTGTAATGGCGGTTACGGTAAAAGGCTTGGACGCGGCTTTAAAAGACTTAGACAAGCAAGAGGATATTGTAATAGAGGCCGTAAAAGATATTTTGGCAAGAACGGCAACCGATATTGAGATTGAGGCAATTAGAAACGCCCCTAGCAGTTGGCAAGGCCAGCAACTAAATATAAAGCAAAGGATTGACAAGGTTGTTGAGGATAACGGTTTAGCCTGGAGAGTTGGCGTTCAATCGGGAGACCCAGTATTTGAGATTGAAGCTTGGTTGGAATTTGGAACGGGATTAAGTGCAAGAGAAATTTTGAGCAATCCACAATACACGCAAGAAGTTAGAGACATTGCCAGGAGGTTTTACCGAAACGGACAAGGCCGTATCATTGGTCGTCCTTATTTAATGCCAGCCTTTTTTAGGAATACGGCTAATTTAGTAACCGATATTGAAAACGAAATAAACAAAGATTTAGGATGAGAGAAATAGCCACAGACATACGAATAGCGGTAATTAATGCAATTACGCCTTTGACTCTTAGCGGAGTTACTTTGCCCGTTTACGATACTGAATTACCACCAACGATTAATCCAGCAAACTATGTAAATTCGGCCGCTTACGTTCTCATAACAGACCAAAACGAAGCTGAAACAACAAACAACGATTGCTCAATTAGACAAAACGCAACTATTCAAATTAGTATTGTGACAAAGTTTCCACAAGGAAGCGGAGGTAAAAAGCTTTCGGAAAATATTTCCAATGCCATTCAATTAAAAATGACTTTGGATTATCTGACCTTTCCAAATGATTTGCAAGTTTTAGAGATTAGAAAAAACTTTAGCAGAACACAAATTGAGCAAGGAAGTAGCCAAATAGCTTACCAAAAAATCTTGTCTTATACCCTAGATATTTTCCAAGTATCTTAGTAAATAAAAATTTATGTATATTTGTTAAAACGAATAAGCAATGGCAACATATCAATTAGGCAATTTCTTTACTTTCGAGTGGAACAATCTTCCAGTCGTTTGTAAAACCTCCGCGTCTGTTTCAATCTCCAATGAGTCTGTAACCGTTAGAAACGATTGCACGGGCGATTATGGCGTAAGACTAGAAGGCGGCGACAAGTCAGGTTCTTTCTCTTTCTCAGGAGACCTAGATTTTGCATCTACTGGAGCATCCAACCTCTCAGCTTTTGACTTGATGGAAGACATCGGAAAAGTATTTGAGTTGGTTTTTGGTGGTACTGAGTCAGGCGACAAAATCATTACAGTTGACGCGCAATTAAACTCAATTGAGATTACTGCGGAAAGAAACTCTCAAGTTTCATTCTCAGGAACTTTCGACTTTGCTGGCGCTCCTGTTATTAGCGTTATACCAACCTAAACAAAATATATGGCTAAGTACCATTCAGCTCCTTTTAAAGAAGGGGAGATTTTCTTTTACCCAAATCTTGGGTCATTGGCAAACTTTGAGGATTTTACAGGATTAGGAATTGCTGAAGCATTTACTGGCAACGCAATACCAAAACTGGATTATATTTACGCTTTATTACACGAATGTCACAAAGTTGCTTGCTTGCGTAAATCAACAAATCCAGTTGCTTTGGATGAGTTAAAAGTTTGGGTTGAAGGGAAAGATGTAATGAAGTTATTTAACGATGTTTTGGCCGACTTGCTTTTGGAGTTGGGTATTGGTGAAACCCAAGAAAAAAAAACATAAATGAAGAGGAGAGCGAAGAGTATTCCGCTCGCGAAAATTTAATGTTGCTCGTAGGACGTACTAAGGTGCCCTATGAGCAACTTTTTTGTTTAAGCCGTAAAGAGTTAAAGGCATTAATAAAAGGCCACGAGATTGACCAAAAAGACATGATTGAGGCAATGAGAGTTCAAGCGGTAATTGGTTTACATCCTCATTTAAAAAAAGGAGCTAACCTAGACCCCAAAAGACTTTGGCCATTGCCTTGGGATAACACGGCAAAGCATTTAGAGTCAACACCTCAAGACTTTGCGAAAGCAAAGAAATTGTTAGAAATTGCAAGTAAACTAGAAAGAAATGGCAAATCCAAGAATAGAGGTTGAGATTGGGGCAAACGTAGTTGGTTTAACAACTGGCGTTAATACTGCAACCAGTCAACTTGACAAATTAGGCAAAGCAGCTCAAACAACGGCGCCACAAGTTCAAAAGCTTACCCAGGCGACTCAAGGTTATAATTCCGTTGGTGTAGACTTTGCTCGAATTGTACAAGATGCTCCTTTTGGAATTATTGGTATTGGTAACAACATTACTCAGCTAGCGCAATCTTTTCAAACTTTAAAGAATACTACTGGCTCAACAAGCGCAGCTTTAAAACAGTCCTTTGCCTCAATCTTTAGCTCAGGAAACGCCTTAATTTTAGGTATTTCTTTGCTTACAACGGCATTTACTATTTTACAACAAAAAGGATTCTTTAAATCTGAAGAGGCGGCAAAATCTTTAAATGAAGAGTTAGACGAGTATAGAGAAAATTTAGATGCAATTTCTCAAGCTTCAATTAAAGGCCAAGCAAACGCAAGTAAGGAAATACAGAATTTTAAACTACTTCAAATTCAGGCAGAAAATACAAATGTACCTTTAAACAAACGAATTGAGGCAGTAAATGAATTACAGAAAAATTTCCCTGAATATTTGGGAAATTTAACGCAAGAGCAAATTTTAAATGGAAATGTTGGTGAGTCTTATAAATTATTATCCGAAAGCATTATCGCAAAGGCTAAAGCTCAAGCATTTAGCAACGCTATTTCTGAAAACGCTTTAAAGATAGCAACATTTGAAAATCAAATAATTGAGAAACAAGTTGAACTTGAAAAGGCAAGAGCTGCCGTTTTAAGTGCGTCTAATAATACAGTAACTGGAGGCGGAATTGGTCAACCTATATTTAGCGAAAAGGCAATTGCAGAAGCTAAAGTAAGAGATATTTTAAAAGAGCAAGAAGGAATTAGAAATGAAATTCTTAAAGTTCAAAAGCAAGACGAGGATTTAACAAAAAGAATTGTTGACTTATCAAGCCAAGGAGCTTCTTTTACAAGGACTAAAACTGAAGAAACAAAAAAAGCAGTTGTTGCAAATGAAGATTTAAAAAGAAGTTTTGAAGAAATACAAAAAATAGAATTTAAAAGACCCGCAGTTTCTTTTGGTGCTACTTCACCAATTTTACCAGGTCTTGACCCTAATAACATTCAAAGCCAAATAAATGCTTTAAATTCTTTAAATCAACAATTGCAAGATAGTGGATTAAGTGTACAACAATTTTACGCCGCAATTGCAAATGGAGCCGCTGAAGGATTTACCTCTTTAGATTCATTTATTACAAGTTTAGGAGAAACGCAAGCTTTCATAAATGACACATTTAAAATTTTAGAGCAAGGCGCAGAAAATACACTTGGAGACGTAGCGTTTTCAATTGGAGACGCTTTGGCAAGTGGTGGCAATGTAGTAAAAGCAGCTGGAGCTTCTTTACTTGGTGGCCTTGCTGGAATATTAAACCAACTTGGACAATTAGCAATCGGAGCTGGTTTAGCAATTGAAGGTATTAAAAAGGCTTTGCAAACGCTTAACCCAGCGGTCGCAATTGGAGCTGGAGTTGCCTTAATTGCTTTGGCTGGTTTTGTATCGTCTAAAGCTAAAAGCCTGGGAGGTTCAAGCGGAGGAGGTGGTGGAGGTGGAGGCGGAGGCTCTTCAGTTGGAAGCTCAGGAGTTGGCGGAGGCTCTTCATTTACAGGAGGCGCTCAAGGTGGTTTATTTCAACAAAACAGAGATGTAAGCGGCGAGTTTGTAGTAAGAGGCCAAGACTTGGTTTATGTGCTTGGCCAAGCTAATAATAGGATAAATAAAGGCTAATGGCTAACGATTATAGATTACTCCTTACAGTTCGAGAAGGTCTTGGCACGATTACTGTTAACGGCGTTGCTCCTTTAGAATATTACACCGAAGGCGATTCGCTTACAATTGCAGTTGCACCCGAGTCGGGTTATCATACGGCAATGTGGTATAGCTCTCCAGGCAATACCTTTTTGTCTTCTAGCTTGTCTTTTAGCTACACTATGCCGAGTGAGGATGTTAAAGCCTACGTTGTTTTAACTGGACAAAACGCGCCTGTAAATGACTACGGGATAAAATACGAAGGAGGTTACGCGACAAACTACGGAGGTAATGTTTGGAACTTGCAAATACTTAAAGCTGGTTATTCGGGAGCGGTTACTCCTTTGCAGATTAACGATATTACCTACAATTGGGGAAATACTGGAAACGACCCATTAGAGACAATTATAGGCTCCTCGGTTGATTTTACAATTGCTGGCGAGACTGGAGATTTTAACGAATTTCTAGTTGGTGGTAATAGGACTTGGAAGGTTGCTTTAAATCAAATCGGAGCAAACAACGATATTACAAATTGGCAACAAGTAACCAATACCAATAACTTTATAGATATTGCTTATGGAAATGGAGTTTTTGTTGCTACTAGGTCAAACGGAGTACATTACTCAAATGACGGAATAACTTGGAATGCAACTAACCCAGTTGGATTTGTTGGCGGAAAAATTGTTTTCGGTAATGGATTGTTTGTAAATGTTTCTAATTCAGGTGGAAGCGGCCGAGTTTTTACCTCTCCTGACGGATTTATTTGGACTAGCAGAACGGCTGCATCAAATGATACTTGGAGCGCAATTACTTACGGTAACGGTTTATTTGTTGCCGTTGCTAGCTCTTATACTGCTGGAGGTGGAATTATGACATCTCCCGAGGGAATTACATGGACTTTAAGAGTTGGTGTTGGTGGTGGTGGATTTACTGGAGTTACTTATGGCGCTGGTACTTATGTGGCTACTAAAACAGGCTCTCCAGGCACAATGGTTATTTCTTACGATGGTTTTACTTGGTCTGACCAAACAACTGGAATATCTAGCCTAACAGTATTTTATGCTAATGGTATTTTTACAACTGGCAAGCATTATTCTACAGATGGCTCAACATGGATTGCTGCAAGCTCTCCAAATTTCCCAGTAAAAATAACTTACGGGAATGGCTATTTTATGGCCGTTACAGACACCGAAATAAAATACCTATATTCTGTTGATGGAATAAATTGGACAGCTGACACGCCTCCAAATACATCAAATTTTAAAGGTGTAGCATTCGGGGAGAATAGATTTGTTTCAGTTGGTAGCGGAGGAACAAATAGAATAAATTATTTACTATTTGAAGGTCAAATTCCTTTCTTTAGCGGATACATTGCCCCTGACTTTATTACATCACAATTTAAGAGCGGCCCTAAGCTTTTCTCTTTTACTGCAATTGATGGATTGAAAGGTTTTGATTCAATACGCTCCAATTTTACCTCTTGGCCTGACCCTAGAACTCAAGCCTTATCGGCAGTTGTTGGCGCTTTAAATCAATCCTTTGTTGAGCAAAGACCAGTCTTTATTGGTTGTGAAATCCACGAGGCTAGGATGGACTCAGACGAAAGCGTTTTCCGTCAATTTAATGTGCCACAAAACGCAATCTTTACCGATGGACTAGACGCTAAATTTAGCAACGGCGTAAGGATTGAAAACGAACAGTTGTATTTAAAAGACACAATCGAGAGAATGGTTAACCCTTTTCTTTGCCGCGTGTTTTTATGGAAAAATCAGTTTTACGTTGTAAGATTGACCGAGTTAGGCAAGTTATCTTACAAGATGTACGAATTTTTGCCCGACCTAAGTTTAACGGCAACAAGTACGATTGTAAATGGCGACGACTTAAACGCAGACATTAACTCTCCTGAAGAGACAGCAAGAAGAGTATTTACAGAATTTAACTCTTATTTAAATCTTGGAGTGTTAGACCCAAATAGCCAAGGCGGAATATTTGACGCTAAATTTGCGATTGAAGAGTGGAATTTAAACGGAGTAGGCTCAACTTATAACGGTATTTACCAACTAAAGCTTTGGGATTATCACAAGGCAATCCCGACTAACCAGCCGTCAAGCGTGCCAAGTGGAGCAACTGCATTGGTGCAGTACGTTTCGGCTGGAGGTGAGTATGTGCAAATATGGACAACAACCACAACCGCTGGAATTGCAGACCCTAACTTATCTTGGATTTCGGCAAGCACAAATACAACTGGAGGAGCAATTACAATTGCAGAGGAGACGGCTAACACTATTTCTTTGACTTTTGAATATATGGTCGAAAGAGTTAGCACAAGCTATCCTATTACTCCTGGCTCTCATGCCGTTGGACTAATGATTAAGATTGGCAACCAATACTTGTCAAGAAGCGGAGCAACAACATTTGCTTGGACTGGCACAAGTACGGTTATGGAGTTCGCGGTTACGGCTGGCTCGGTTTGGAATAGCATTGCAATAAACAACGTTTTAGTCCCAGTTGACGGCGAGGTTGAGATAAGATTGCATCAATTAATTTGCAATGGCGGAACGGCTAACAGATACGTTGTGAGGTATGAAAATCTATCGCTAAAGATTGAGAAAACAGACGGCTTATCTTTGTCTAAGTTAGGAGTTAAAGCGGTTACTGGCTCACCTTATGCCAACGTGCATCCCGACTATAATACATACATTGGCGACGCAATTACGAGCAACTCAGTTTCGGCAATTAGATTGCTAGATTTTGACAACGCAGTTTCTACGGATTGGACTAGAGATGGAGTTGAAGAGTTACCTTTGTTAGATATAATCGTGCAAGAATTAGCTAACTTGAAAGGCCGAACGAATTACAGAGTTTTAGCAACAATTGAGCGAAGACCAATCGACCCTTTTAGAAGTTTCTTGTTTAACGGACGATATTGGGCGCTAATGAGTTACGAACTTGATTGCAGAAAAGGAACGGCGAGAATTGAGCTTTACGATTTAGGAATAGAACCAACGACATAAATGGAAGACGTAAATATTAGCAAATACAGAGCGCAAGTTGTTAGAGCTGGCTCAACTCCAGCCTCTCCTGGCTTTGTTGTTTCCGAGGGACAAAATCCAGTCGACCCAAGTGGAAGCGGTCAGAATCATTTACCCGTAACCATTGCCACGGCCGCAACTGGTTTATCTATTACAGAAAGCCAAGTTCTAGGTGGCGCTGGCACGGTTGGGCAATACATTCGAGGCGATGGTTCTTTGGCTGACTTTCCAGCAACTACTGGCGGAGGCTCTTCGGTTAGTTACTATTTGAATGGTTCGGTTAGCCAAGGCACAATTGGTGGCGTTGCTTATCGTGAAGTCAACAGAACGCCTATTTTTGGCGCTGGAACTGATATTAGCACAAGTTCAAACGGTTATATTGCCAATTTTATTACCGACGCTGGCGACCCAAATAAGCTACTTATTCCAGCTGGAAATTGGAACTTAGAAACCTATTTTTCGGCCAATAATGGCGGAGGCTCGCCGACTTTTTATGTAGAGCTTTACAAGTATAACGGAACGACATTTACATTAATTGCAACAAGCAGCGGAACGCCTGAATTGATTGCTTTTGGCACAAACATAAATCCATATTTTACCACGCTTGCCGTTCCTGAGACAGTCCTAGCCTTAACCGATAGATTAGCGCTTAGATACTACGTTAACACGTCAGGTCGAACAATTACTTTACATACTGAAAACGGACATTTGTGCCAAGTTATTACCACGTTTACTACTGGTTTGACTGCATTAAATGGATTAACAAATCAAGTCCAATTCTTTGCGGTTGGGACTAGCGGAACGGACTTTGCAATTTCTAGCGCAAGCGATACCCATACGTTTAACTTGCCTACTGCAAGCGGTACGAATAGAGGCGCTTTAAGCTCGTCCGATTGGACCACATTTAACAATAAAGAAAATGCAATAACTGCTGGCACAACGGCTCAGTATTACAGAGGCGATAAGACTTTTCAGACGCTTAATACTAGCGTTGTACCTGAGTTAACTAACCTATACTATACCGAGGCGAGGGTAAACGCAAATGCCAATGTCGCTGCGAACACGGCAGCAAGACACAATGCCGTTACTCTTGGAACTGCGAATGGTCTTAGCTTGTCAACTCAACAGTTGAGTTTGCAGCTTGCGAGTGGCTCACAGAATGGTGCTTTGTCATCTACTGATTGGACAACTTTCAATAGCAAGGAAAACGCTATTACTGCTGGGACTACTGCTCAGTACTTTAGAGGGGACAAAACTTTTCAGACGCTAAACACGGCGGCAGTTCCTGAATTGACTAATTTATATTACACAGAGGCTAGGGTAAATGCCAATGCAAATGTTGCGGCCAATACCGCTGCTCGTCATAACGCAGTTACATTAGGCACGGCTAACGGTTTAAGTTTATCAACTCAACAACTTAGCTTGGGTCTAGCAAGTGCAGGAGTTACAGGAGCATTGAGTGGAACCGATTGGAGTACATTTAACAATAAGCAAAATGCGTTAAATGGAACTGGTTTTGTAAAGATTAGTGGCACTACGATTAGCTATGATAACTCGACTTACCTAACCACCGCTGCTGCTGCAAGTACTTATCTTGCCTTGGCAGGTGGTACAATGACAGGAAATATTAACTGGACTGCCAATGATGTTGGACTAACTTGGTCAAGAAACACAGATGGTGCTGCTATAAAGTTTATTTCTGTTGGTGATGGCACAGGTGAATCCTACTTGCAAATTGGAACATCTGATAATGGAAATGAGGCAATCGTATTTACTCAGACAAGTTTAATTCGTGTTCAAATTGATACAGATGGTTTGCTTAAAAACGGAAGCAGTCAAAGATATGTTTTTGAGAACGGAGGAACTTGGGGCATTGCCGTTACAAATGGAGTTGTAACAACTGGCTCTTATGCTAATCCAAGTTGGATAACCTCTTTGGATTGGTCAAAGATTATATCAAGACCAACTACTCTTGCAGGCTATGGCATTACAGATGCAGTTCCTAGTAATAGAACAATTACGATTAACGGAACTACTTTAGACCTTAGTGCTAATAGAACCTACAATGTAGGAACTGTTACGAATGTAACTGCATCAAGTCCATTGTTCTCAAGCGGTGGTGCTACTCCAAATATTACTATTCAGCAAGCAAGCGGCTCTCAGAGCGGATTTCTATCCTCTACCGATTGGACAACCTTTAACAACAAGCAGAACGCTTTGACTAACCCTGTGACAGGGACAGGAACGACTAACTATTTGCCAAAGTTTACAGGGGCAACAAGTATTGGGAATAGTTTAATTTTTGATGATGGTACAAGAACTGGAGTTGGTACAAATTCATTATCAAATACATTATTTACAATTTATGATTCTAGCGTTAATGGCGATGTTTTAAAAATTGAAAGCACAATTGCAAAAGCGGATATTTGGCTAAAAGATTCAGGCACAACCAATGGAGCAGTAAGAATTAGAAGCGAAAGTAATTCTTTAAGATTTATTGCAGGAGCAGATATTAGAGCAACTATTTTTAATGATGGAAATTTTTTATTAACAAATGGTTCTGGCTCAAACGCAGGCTATAAGCTAGATGTCAACGGAACAGG